TGCTTGAGGATTTTGTTGAATAGCTTGTAATTGTTGAATTTCTTTTTGGAATTCTAACTCAACTTGTTCTAAAGCCATCAAAGAAATATGTTCAAAGATATTTTTTTGTAATGAAGCACCAACAACAGGATTATTTTTTGCAATATTCGTTGCCATAAAATTTAAGTGAGCAGTTATATGTGCTCTATGATCTTGACCTTTAAATGCTTGGTAAGGAATTCCAGATAAAGCGTCAATGTGTTCTAACGCTGGATCTTTAGGCATCGGTTGAGGTGGTTTCTTTAAAACTAAGTCTACATTTTTCACACCCAATGCTTCATACATATTTCTATACGCTTGATATAGATTATGTATTTGAGGATTGGATTGCGCCAATTGCAGTTCCGTCTGAGCGAGGGAAATACGCTGTGTCTGTGAGAAAATATTTGGATCTGCAACTGGCAATATATCCACTCGGTCATCAAAGTCAGTTTGTTTTATCATTCTTTGACCACCGACTACGTCGTAAGGATATTCCCGAGGCAAGTATAATTTAAATACTCTTGCCATTAATTTAAATTCTTGTTTTAGAGCTGCATAAATTCTTTTGTGAATGGCAGACATAGTTCTGCTGCCTCTTTCTAACAAAGCTACTGTCGTACCCACTGCCGCTTGTTGATTACCCTCACCTACTTGCAAGTCTGCTATTGAAGCGAATCTTTGACCTGCCTGTACTACGACGCCCATAAGTCCTAAAAGTGTTTGTGATGGTTCCTTGAAAGGAAGCATCATAAATGAATCTCTTAAATTACCTCCAGGCGCGTCTACATCTCTAAACTCTCCTGGTTGAATACTTTGTGCATCGTCCCTAATTCTAATACCACGCATTTTAAAACCAGCGGGTAAGTTAGATAGGGTTCCGGCATCTAGCAACTGTCGTAATGCAGCTGTAGCTGTTCTTGATAATCCACCAATCATATGAATTAAACCAAAACCATAAAAGCCAAGTCCTGGTAAAAATTTGAAATGTACAAAATATTGAACTTTACTTTTTGTAGCATCTCCTACTTCATAATTTCTTTTGATTGATAAAATCTCTCTCGAGTGTTCTTCGATTGTTACAATATACGGAAGTTTAATTCCTGTAGGCTCACCATCTTCTGGATTAATATCCTGGTAACCTTCTAGATCTAAATTAACGTGACACTCCAATAAAGTAAAAATATCTTCATCTCTTGATTTAGATGTTCCTTCTAATTCTCTCTCTTTTCTTTGAACATCTGTTTCGTTAGTGGGTCCAGGTTTAAGTTCAATGTCTTTATAAAAACCTGCTACTTGTTGTTTTCTTAATTCATTCTCTGAAACTTTTACAACATGGATGAGGGCCTCCGCATCGTCTAATGAGGTAGCCGTATACGGAACAACCAAGTCATCTGCTGGAACAAATTTAGAAACTGCTCTTTGTTCTGTTTCATCGTAATAAACTTTTTTAAAAGCAGAACCTGCTAAAGGTAAATGAAATAACATTGAATCAAATTCAGGTTCATATTCTTTCATCTGATCCATGATTTGATAGTTCATAAAATCTTTTACACGTTGTGCTTGTTGAACTTTATCTGGAGTTTGTAATCCTAGTAATTGAGTTCTAACAGGACCATCACTAGGTAATAATTCTTTGTAAGCTAATGCTTGAAATTGTGTAACCGCTTCTGCAAGTACAGGATGAGTTGCACCACTTGCACCTTGAAAAGGTTCTGTTCTTTGATCGTATTTAAATCCTAATAAATCTAAACCTTCTCTATAAGCTCTTTCCCATTCTTTTCTAGAACTTCTATATTCTTGATAATTTTGAGTAAGTGTAGAACCTAATCTTCCTAATACATCATCAGGTAAATGTTCTGCTAAATTATCGTAATGATTTTGTTCTCCTTCAATCGAAGCAATTGCAGGATCATAATTAATATCTACCGAACCGTCTTCGTTCTCTGTAACTTCTATCGGTTCACCTTTTTCATTAAGCTTTTGCTCTTCTTCTTGTTGAGCTAACTCTATCTCTTCAGGTGATGGAATTTTTATTTCCTGCTCTACGTTTGGTAGAGACTTGTCTATGTCTGCCATTTATTTTCTCCGTTGGTACTTGTTTAACAGTATTATAGGATAAACTCAAGCCCTGAGGCATGGGTCCTGATTTAGGGGGTATAGTCCTAGTTAATTTCTTCATCTATACCAAAGTCAGGTTTTGAAGCTGCTTTGTATTTTAATTTTTGTTTTTCTAATCTTGGGGCTAATACCGTTTGTTCAAATTGCTCTGCAGCTGATAAGGCTAGTTTCTCTCTCTCCGTTAATTCAGGCATTTTCATACCTTCTCTTATTTTACCTACTCCTGCTTGTTTCATCTGAGCAGAGAATAAATCATCTTTTAACCCAAATCGGTCTACATAATCTGATTTCTCTCTTGCGTCTTTAACCGGGAGTCCGGCTCCAAGGGTCACAGCGTTTAATAAGACTTCTTTTGCTGTTCTTCCTTCTCCAAAATCTAAAGGTGCTAGTAAAGCTCCTATACCAGATTCTGCTGCTATTAATTTACCAATAGGTTTTGCTCCTGTTGCAATTTGTCTTGCGTATTGACCAAAAGTTTTTTTAGAATCTAAAGTTTCCTGAGGCTTGGTAATAGGTAAGGTGTATTCTTTTTCATCAATAAATTGATCGACTGTCATTCCCCATGTGCTTGGATCACCAAATTCGACCATAATTTAAAACCCTAAAATTTTTATTAAGCCACCTTTTGCCATTTCCGGCATATCAGGATCGTCATCTGCTTTCTTTAATTTTGTTCCTAGATCATCTTCTACTAAATCAAAAGAATCTTTCTCTAAAAATTCATTAGCTACTTTGTTAGCATTTTTTCCAGCTTCTTCACCTTCAAAAATTAAACCATCAAGTTTATCTAATTTATTTAAATCTCTTTTATAAACTTCATTGAACACATCTAATGGATTGATTGCTTTATCTGTTCGACCTAGTAAAGCATCTTTAATTCCTTGAGGTAAATTTAATCTATCATCATTTAATAAAATAGATCTTACTACACCTGCTCTATTCGCTTCTTCATCTGCACTGTATCTTTTTGCAGCTAGATCTCCTAGACTTTCTTCTTCTGTTCTATTTCTTTTATTAAGTTTAGCAATGTCTTCTTTTAGATTAGCAAAAGATTTCTCATCTGTTTGAGGAGCTTTTTGTTTTAAAGTCATAATACCTTCTTCATCTAATTTCTTACCTGTACCTATATCAATAACATCAGCTTGAGGTTTACCTCCAGCAGCTTTAATATCCTCTGCTAAACCTTTACCTGTCTCTGGAAGTTTTTGTGCTTCTTCTAAAAGATTGTTTATATATTTTAATCTTTCTCTATCATTACCTGTAAGAATTCTTTTAGCTTGTAAAGATTCTCCTTCTTTTGCTAAAGCATTTAAATCATTATCAGTCATTTTCATAAGATCAGATCTAATAATCATATTCTCTGAAACACCGGCTTGTTTCATCTTAGCTTGTTTAAGTCTTTTAGCATTTAATTCAAAGTTAGCAATCTCATCTGCATTTTTATTAGACATTGCATAAGGTCCATACTCAGCAATTTTATCTTCTATAAATTGTATTGTTTTAGGATCTTCAAAAGCTTCATCTGAATAAACTTTATAAGGACTAGCCCAATCCATCTTACGAGGTTTGGTTACATTGGATCTTGTGCCAATCATCTTTTGCACATAGCTCTTACCAAATAATTCTGTCAATAATTTTAACATTAGTAATACGTCCTTTTTCTTTGTGGCATTTCCTCATCCTTGTGATCTTCTGGATGATCAATTAAACCACCTTGTCTAAACCTCATAACAGCTTGTGTCATAGAATCCACAAGGTCATCATGCTCACCATACGGGAAAGCAGCGCATTCTTCAATGACTTCTTTTGCAAACTCCATATGTGTGGGCGCCCATATCCTCCCTGATTCGAACAGTGGAGAGACTGCGTTAACTCTTGTATGTTTATCATTTCCTTTTGACGGTGTAAAGTTTAAAACAGGTATTCCCATTTTACGAAGTTCAT